ATCTGCTCTCTCTGATGACCTAAAGTAAATTGTAGACCCATTGATAAGTTTAATTTCATAAGAAGCCTTATTAGCTGATACAATAATACCACTATTGGTTAAGGTGTCTATGATTTGATTTTGTATCTTACTAACCTGCGAATATACAGGACTTACATACAAGATAACTGATTTAGGTTTGTTTATTGAATAATACAATAATAATCCTAATAAGGTTGTTGACTTGCCAGATTGTCTACCACATACCAAGGTGTGATACATATTATCTGAATTGATAATATTATTGATAACCTCACGTTGTTTTGGATATGGTTTAAATCCAATTAATTTACTCATATTAACTCCAACAAAGCAGCTAACCTATCTTTAGATGACATACTACTAAACTCATAATGTTCAGCTGATTTATAATCTTTATCTACTTCTACTTCTATTTCAATTAGGTCTACTCCCAACTTTTCCATAAGAAACTTAACTGAAAAATAGTGGAACTTACCATTATCATCTTTTACAAGGTGAAATGGCGCAACATCCTTTTTGTTTCTTTTTGTTAGTGGTTGGATGACACGACCATTGTCATTGTCTATTAAACAACCATCTTCTAATACTTGGTAACGATAAAATAATAACATAATTTTCTTTTGGTTTATACTAATATACAAAATAATCCTGACATATCCAAATCTTTATATCATATTATAAGCTTATAAGCCTTTTTAGCTTCTTGCCACTTATTAGGTTGTTTGGTTGATACCTGGCCCAAAGAGGGGCTGCGCCCCTGGTTCATTACTGAACATTTCAAAAATAGAAGTTTTATCTGAGCCAACAGCCTTCCAACTTGATTAGGTGACTGAAGTTTAGTAGGTTTTTAGTTGTCTTCCTACATCCAACTTGTTTATATTTTACTAATATACGAAAAAAAATCTAATCTACCAAATTATTTTTCATCATCTGAACTGAAATCAAAAGATAACTTAATGTCAGATTTAATTTCGTGTTTTTCTACACCCAATCCCATGAGTTTGTGGCGCTCTTTTAATATATTATTACGTGTATTCCAATCACCACCTTGTTCAGTAGCCTGTGTATAAAGGTCATCTAACCTCAAGACAGCTTGTTGTAAGTTTTGTTCAGCATCTGCTGCAAACTTGTCTTTAATCTGACTCCATGCTTCGCTCCACATTTGTTCTGCTCTACGAGTTGTAATGTCATATTGTTCTACTGCATATCTACACCATTCGTTATGCGAATAGTTATCTCTAGCAATCTTACGAATACAATCTGATATGATTGCTTTACTTCTATCGTGGGTTTGTCCCATCTTCTTGCTCATTATTTGTCCTTTTGTATGTTTTATATTTCCTTGGTCTTCCAACCGAACCGCTAGGATTTAAGGTTCTATCGTTTACGTGCACAAGGTGTCTTATTTCTTCAGGCATATTATCTAAAGTTAATATAACACCAAATGCTTGTTTAATCATCTTAGTAAGTGATATAGCACCGCCAGAGAAATTAACCTGAAATGTATGTGATTGTTTGGTAATCTTCTTGAATGATTTTCTTTTTATGTTAGCTACCCTACCATAGTTCGTGTATGCGTATACATTATTCTCTTCGTAAATCTCAAATATTTCACCTTGTAATAATTGTTGTTTCATCCACTCTTTACCTTCTTCAAACCATTCTGCGTCATCCTCACACTCCTCAAAGTTTTTTAGTTTTTGTCCTTCAAATAGATACTCCCAGAGTTCTAACCCACTATTATGAATAAGTGAGTAGTTATTCAGCGACTTTACTTTCTTTACCATTAGTTGGTTTTTTACTTTTAACTGAAGCCTTTTTTGTTGGTCGTGTTGGTGTAGTCTCTTCTTCTTCAAAGATACTAAGCACCTCATTACTACCCATGGATGAAAAGTCAATCTTTACATTTGATTCAATTGGAAGAGGGTCGAGTTTTAAATACCGTTCCAACTCTTTTGTTACTTTATAATCAACATCTTTATCCAAACAAGTGCAATCCTCAGGACTCCTTTGGTTTGCGTTGAATAATTGATTGTAGATTTTATAACTTAAAATTCTATCCATCTTAGATGGGTTAATCTTCTTTTTCTCCACCCATGCATTAATGAGTTTATTGAACTCGTGCTTTTCTAATTTTGGTTCTATTTTTGCCATTCTATAATTCGTTTCGTTTTACATCAATAAAATAAATGATATTCTCTATCAAGTATGAGGTCAGGGATGTTAGTGCTGCCAATACAGGGTCAAGAAAGTAAAAAAGACCAATCCATAATCCTGCGCATTTAGCGCATATGAACGGCTTTCCTAACCATTCGGGCAGCTTGTCCAACACCCCCTGTTTAAGCTTCTGAAGAGGCTCAAACCAATGTGTAATAAGATTTGCAATAACTGCAATACCTAAGACTTCAATCATTTTGTAATTCTTTAAGGTATTCCATCACTACTTTTCTAATATATGATTTTACAGGGTTCTTTGGTAAACTCCACTTTACTTTTGTGGATAACCAATACCCTAACCAACCCAATCCAAAGATGATTGAGAGGATTCCTATGTATGCAAGTATTTTCATTTTGTGTAATAGTATTTCTTTGCTAATATTCTTACGACAGTGCTTTTGTTACACCCAATTTCTTCAGCTATACTTCTGAAGGTCGAACCATTTGCTTTTAGATACTTTATAGTAGCAATATCTTCATCAGTATATTTTCTATTAGCTATGCTGGTATTTTCAACTCGTGTAAGTAATCTCAAGTTTGATATATCATTATTTGTCTTATTAGCATCAATATGGTCTACTGTTAAGTCATCAAGAATAGGACCATTGAAAGCTTCCCATACAAATCGTTGAACAAGAAATCTAAACTTTACACCATTTTCCATTGCATCAAAAAAATGATACCCACTTTGATTAGTATTAGGATTAATAAAGCCCGAACCTCGTTTCTTCAATATACGACCATCTGAATGGACGGTATATCCTTTATATTGTCTTTCCATAACGTTCCCTTACTTTAGCAAATATCTCTTCCTTGACAGGTGTAATAGTTTCTGAAATAAACTTACGATTGATTTTATATTCTCTACCAATCTCTGAATAAGATTGACCACCAAGAATGTGTTCAATTGCGAGTGTCCTACTAAATACATTATATAAATCAAGTTGAGACCTGATATAATCAACGATTTCAGCTTTAATATCTTCTTCGATGTCATCCGCCAACACCCATTCTTGCACCTCACAAGTCTCGCTTTGAAACTTTTTGTATTTATACCAAAATGGGGATGTTGTTGATTTAAATTGTATTTGAGCTGATGATGTAAACCAATGCTGTATTTTATTCTTTGTAAGCAAATCCATTTGATATTCAATTGGTTTCTCTAATAATACTAATACTAAGTCATTTAACAAATCATCAGTATTTTGATGACCTTTTGTAACAGCCTTCACCTTTTTACGGATTTCTTTCCAATTTTGTTGTAAATAATCATTCATATTCACGTGTTCCTCCTAAATTTTATATTCTTTTGTTATATATAAATAGTTTATTTCGGTGTCAAACGTTAAGTTGTGTATGTAAAATCTTTTTTGTATATTAGTGATATGTAAAATCCAACATTATTTTTAGATATATAATGTATATAGAGAGAGCGAGATTCAGCCCTCAATCTCCTAAATTTACTTTTGGTTAGAGACCTCTACCTTCCGACTGTTCATCTTGGGTAGAGGTTCTCTTTTGCGCTATAATATTCCAAAACCGGTCTAAAAAGGTAGATTTGGAGAATTATAAGGCAAAAAAAACCCCCTCACTTAGGAGGGGTTCGTTAGTAAAGATAATAAATTATAGTCCTGTATAAAAGGTTTGGAAGTATGCGTAATTGTCAGCAATCTCACCAGCAGTCAAGGCTTTGTTTTTGTAAAAAACTAAAGCTCCTAATTGTAAATCTTGAGTTGACCTATTTCTATCATTTCTACCAAATCTATGTAAGTCCATTACATCAGTTCCACAATTCAAAGTAGGTGAAAATGCAGTAGAATATTTTTCAACATCATTTAGATAAACTTTCCAATTCGTTCCTGACCAAACACCTGAAATCATCCACCACTTATCCCTCATATTAGAACCTTGGTTTAAAACCGCTGGTTCTCTGTCAACATTTTCTAATATAACAGTTGGTCTCCAATTGGTGTTGGTATTATTACCAGCAACCCAAAAAAGCATATCATAGTAACCATTTGCCGTGCTAACTGAAAACAAAGGACCGGTATTGGTGGCGGCGCCCGCATCATAAGGTGGAGCTCCCCATTGTTGAATACAACAAAAAGAAAATGATGAAACAGCGCCTAATTGTAAATTTGTTGAAACATAATTAGTATCATAGTTTGAAACATTACTATTATCTAAAAACCAATAATTACCATCAGCATCAGTATTGTGTGTTATACCTGTATTAGTTTCAGCACTTTCAACTCCTGTATTACCATTACCCGTTGTATCGGTCCAAACTCCTTGAGCAGTAGTTGATTCTGCTTCATAAGCAAAAGTTGCACCAGCAACTCCACCGAATTTAAATCCAGAAGGTGCAAAAAATCCTACGGGTGTAAACATATTAGTCCTTTTTCTTTTTAAACCAATCAACTAAACGAGTCACATTTAGTAGTAAGCCTGTTAATATTAATAATATGGTCAACTCTGATTGAAAACTCATCAATGAAGCCATTATACCACCCATAGTGGTTATGTTTGCTACTGAATCTTTTACTTCCATATTATTCCTTATTTAAAGTCAGCCAAGCCCGTTGCAAATAACCTACTACCATCTGAAACCATTGTTACAATATCAACTCCGTTTGATAAGGTAGGTTTAGTTCCACCTGCAAACTTGAATGATGTTCCATAAGTAGCAGCCAAAGAACCTGAATTGATAACTAAGGTATAGGTTGTTCCACTCTTAATGTTAGAGGGGTTTGCAATGTGGGTTGCGGAAGTAAGGGTAAGAACACAAAAGTTTCCATTATCAAAATCAATTGATGATGTAGATGATGCGATTGAACCACTAAATACGGGTGAGAACATCTGACCATCAACTTGAAAGTTTCCAGCGGCAAATGATGAGGTTGTAGCAAAAGATGCTGATGTAGCACTTCCCGCGGTTGTAGCAAAAGTAGCAATTGATGCTGATGTAGCAATTGATGCTGATGTAGCCGTTGTAGCAAATGATGCTGAAACCGCAGTTACATTGGTAAGACCACTACCATTACCAATAAATCCAAGTGAAGAACTTACTTGACCAATTAGACTAATAGTAGATGCTCCATTAAACATAAATGTATCACCAATGTTGATTCCACGGACATCAGAAGCAACAGTACCATTACCTATAGCAATTGCGTATTGACCAGATGCTCTAGCATTTTTACCAATAGCAACATTTTGACCATTATTACCAGAGACAAGCACACCGCTTGCTCGTAAACCAATAGCAACACCTTCTTCACCAGCAGTAGCGTTTACACCAATGGCAACTACATTTGACCTATTAGAAGATACATTAGAACCTTGTCCAATTGCAATGGATGCGTTAGAGTTTGCTGAAATAGAACCACTACCGATATTGATGGCTCCATTAGCATTTGCTCCTACTTGAGCGTTAAAACCAATTGCTATAGAGGATGTTGAATTAGTAAATGAACTATTACCAATAGAGATACTTCCATTTGCGTTTGCTAAAGCTGGGGTAGTTGTAAGAGCAGATTGTAAAGAATCAACTCCATGTCCTAAAACCAAACCACTTGAAATACCTGTAAGGTTTGAACCATCACCAAGGTAAGTTGATGCGGATACGGGGCCTGTGATAGATACTTGTGAACCATTATCACTAATGTTAGAATCAACCAAGTGGTGACCACCCATTCCTTTTTGAATTACATTAGATGTTGGATATGAAGGTGTTCCGATAGTAGAGTATTCAGGTCCAAAAAGAACTACTCCATAGTTAGTAGAGTCAGAGCCGGTATACTGATAGAACCAATCATTGTATAATCCATCAAACAAAAATGATGCGGTTGATTCAGTAGAGCCCGTATCATAAACTTTGATACCTGCATATCTTGCGGCAGGAACTGAAGTATTTAGAATGATAAACTCTTCACCAATGATTACCGCAGAACCTGTGACTTGTTGAACATATGCAATACTTGCAGTTCCACTTACTGAAATGTTTACAAAGTCTTGTGTTCCACTAAAATTATTGTTTACATTTGTTCTTGCATAAGATGATGTAGCAGCAACTAATGAATCTACACGAGAAGTTTGTGTAGAGATATTACTTGTGTTGGTTGCAATATCCGTAGCAATTGATGCTGAAGTAGAGGTAAATGCTCCACTAATATTGGTTGCAATTTGAGCTGATGAAGAAAGAATGCCACTTGGTAAAGATGTCAAATAAGAAGATGTAGCCGCTACTAATGCGTTAACTACACTATTATTTGAACTTGTATAAGCATTAAAAGTTGAATTACCAACTTTACTAGCAACCGAAGCGTCATTTGAACTTGTGTAAGCGTTAAATTCAATTTTTGTTACAAGAGAAGATGTATCAATACTTCCACCTCCACCATTCAATGCAAATGAAGCAGTTAATGCAAAGTCTGCATATGATGCTGAACTGACTACGACTGAAATAAGACTGCCAGTTCCATTAACCAAGGTAGAACCACTTACTTGAACAAGTTGTTGGTAAGTATCCTGAATTGGTTCGTTTGTTAAATTAAATCCCATTGTGTATCCTTTTATTGTGGTAAATATTTGTATCTTGAATCCGTAAGTTTTATACCTAATCGTGCCATCGCTTCTGCGTAACCACTACGACCTACAAAAGGAGATTTGAATTGACTATTTTGGTCAGGTACGATTTCCATACCAGTTTCAGTTCCAAAAGCTGGAAAGAGTGTTTCATTGTCAATCAAATAACCAACTAATCTTTCCGAATACCATTCTGCTTTGTTTTTTACAGACTCTCTTTTCTTATCATAAATAGAACCATCAGCAGCATTTGCTTCGGCACCACCTTGAGGAATAAGTAATCCGTTGTTTCTTGGTCTCAACCAAATTGACTCAAGAGCTTCGTAATAAGCCCAATAAAGAAGAGAATCTTGAATGTAGTTCATCAAAGTAAGGTAGTTGCCAGTTACTTGATTGTTTTTCACCTTGTCAATCATGACAAGATATAGTTTGTTACCTAACATTCTTTGAATGTGAATGTCTTGACCTTCTCTAACCGCATTCTTTAATAAGTCTGGGTCAAGACCATTGTTTAGGTCAGAGAAATTCTTTAATTTGTTTTCGCTGATAAATAAGGTGTCTGTCATTATTGAATTCCCTCTACTTTGTTTTCTAATATTACTTCGTCAACCGTATCTACTTCTACTGAAGTAACTACTTCAGTTACTTGACCATCTTCAAATAGTTGAATTTGTTCAATACCAAGAGTTGTTTCAACTCCGTTTATTTTAAATATGCTCTCTAATGTCTTCAAAATGTCTGATTGCATCGGATATATCACTGTGGTCAAGAAGTGTTGGTAGGCGTCTAATAATTCAGTTCTACCACCAAGTTGGCCTTCGGTCTTGATACCCAGTAACATTGGTGATGTAATTCTATGACCTGTAAGAATCTTTTGAGTCACCATATCATTTACAGTTGTGTAGTATCCATCCGCACCATTTTGTGGGATTGGAGTGATTATGGGAGCTTGGTCTTTATTTGCGACATCCATATACATCAAAGAACCAGCGTTATCGGTTCCAGCATATGCCGCTCTCAACATTCTCTCAATCGCTTCTCTTTCTTCATCGTTAGCGTCAGTAAATGTTGTAATAGCAAGAGATGGTGCAAGACCATTCTTGAGGTTATTGGTGTGGAAGTTATCCACTTGAACATCTAACTCAATTGTCTTTATAGCACCCATGTAATCAGGCAAAGGATAGTAATCCAAGCCAGTAGAGTAAGGTTTAAAGTAAAAAACTTGAGATGGTGATGTTCTATCTACCTTTGAAAACTTCGGAAGGTAGGGAATATCTTTTTTGAAAGGAACGATTGATTTGTTTTTACCAAACCCATTCCAAACATAATAGCCAGGAACATTTCCTCTATGGTCAGCTTTATGAGCTCTGATGTATGAAAAATCAATATGGTATATTTCTGCAATTTTGGTTCTATCGTTAGACCAAATCAACTCAAGAGCAAATCCTCCATAGAGAACTCGGTCTAAAGCGATTTTGTTGAAGATGTCATTCCAAGTTTCACCTTCTTTGTTTGCAATGCTTAAAATAGATTCGTCAACGCCTGTAAGACCTTGACCAACAATTGCTTGATGTTTAGCATTGACACAAGTAGCGTGAACTGAAGATTTACGATATAATTCAATTAAGAGTTGTGGGAATTTATTGTCAACACCATAGTAGACAATATCTCCTTTATCATCTTCAAACATCATTCCATCGGGATACATATATTCCGCGTATTTTGGAATGATTGAAAACTTATGTTTTTTATTTTCCATATTCATTATCCGTTGTATACAACATAAGCTGCTATTTCATTAGTAGAAGTATAATTCGTTCTTCCAATACTCTCCGAAACCCACGCTCGTGATGTCCATATTCCGTTTCCAGTTGTATTACTACTTGGCACATATGACCAAATATTTTGTATTAATCCCCATAGTCGAGTTTCAGTTCCATAAATTGAAGGTGTTATAATTCCAGGTTGAAATACTTCGACTTCGTAAGTTCCACCTCTTAGGGGTAGGGTGGATACATTAACTCCAACAATATAAGATGAAGTTGAAACGTTAATTGGTAATTTTATCCAATTTCCGTAGTTAGAACCTGTAGCAGTTCCGGTGTATTGTTCTTGAGAGAATACATCAGTAAACCTATAAACGAACGAAGACCCATCAGCAAAAGAAGCTGTGGGTTGAATAACAAATGTATTTGATGATGATTCGTTTAATAATATCATTTATTCCCTCAATTGATAGTATAAGGGGGGATATTAATCCCCCCTTTTTACTAAATTATAGATGTTAACCTACGGTAATGCCTGAAAGGACAGCAGACAACGAAGAACCCGAAAGTTCTGACGCTGGCTCTGGCTCTTGACCTGTAAAGGTAAGAGTGTATCCGTTGAGGTCACCGAAAGCTGTTCCGGTCTGGCCTTGTCCACCACTCAATGACAATCCACGAGTTTGACCTAACAAGAAGAATACGCCAACACCATCTTCAGAACCATTGTTTGTTTCAACAATCATTCTAATATCAGGGTTTTTGGCAAGCACTCTAACTTTGTTACGAGTCGAGGATTGAAGTTTGTGGAATGGCGCGTTTACGGTTTGTTCGTAAAAGATAGTTCCGTTTTCTACACTTGTAGTGATTGCCTCGGTGAAGTCACCTGTTTGGCGAGTCAATTCAAATTTGTAGAAAGTTCCAGAACCAGTAATACTACTAATCAAACCAGTAGTGCCACTTGTTGAATCAATAGAGCCAGACAAGATGTAGATGTTTTTTAGTCCACCCGTGTTATCACGGCATCCAAGGATAAACCCTGAATTAATATCACAAAAATTACTCATATCTTATCTCCTTTTATATTATTCAACTATGATTAGGCTTGGTTGTTAGATACCCAGAATTCAGGGTAAGCTACGTTTACACCTAACTTGGTAACAACACGGTGCTTTAACTTGTCGTCATTGATATCATACCAAAGTTGGAAGTTTGATACATCTGACAATAAGTCAGTTCCAACTACGATGTGCTTTGCTGGTCCAAGAACCAAACGATTAGAACCTTGAAGACCGATAGTTCCTACGATAGTTACGTTAGGAGTGAATGGGTGCTTCATAGCCATAAAGTTCGTGCGGTTTTCTACAGCAGCTGGGTCGAAGTGGTAGTTGTTTTCGTTTCTCAACCAAGTGATATACTTGCGGAAGTTAGTGATTGACATAAATACAGTCAAATCTTCACGGTCTTGAACATCAGCGTTTAAGCTTTCAATCATTACATCAACGTTGTCACCGATGTTAGTTGAAGTTGGAGCAGAACCTGTGATAGATGCTGGGATAACAACACCTACGGTTGTTGACTTGAGGATTTGATTCAAACCATTTGAACAATCGCCAGAAGCAGTGTTAGCAGTCCAAATGAACTGGTCGTTTGCCTTTTGGAAACCTCTTACGATTTGGTCAGAATACTCTTGAATCAAAGTCATTGACTCGTTATACGAACCTTCAGGTTGTAATACGCCCAAATACTTGGTGTCAAGGTCACGAAGACACAAACCATCATGAGAAGAACGCTGACATACTTCGATATCACGCTGAGTGAATGAAGCAGTGCCTGCCATAGATGTTACACATCCACGACCGTCAACGATGTTTAAGTCAACTTCGAATAAGTTAATTGGTTCTTTGTATTTGATACCTTCTTTTACGGTAGCATACTCAATGGTAGAACCTTCCATAATTGATTTCACGAACAACTCACCGGCTGTCTCGTTATTGAAATCTGCTAATGTAGCAACATTAAATGCCATAATAATACCTCTTTTTTATTTTTTGTTTTTAAGAGCAATAAACTTATCCACTAACGCTTTGTTGCGTGAAGGGGCTAAGTCACTATTGAACTTTGTCGTGCTGGATTTTCCAGCATTCGTTTTTTCTGCAGCAGGAGCCGATGCAAAAGTAGAAAACTTACCTTCAAGGGCAGCCATTCTATCTTCCATTTTTTTCATCATCTCACCAATTGCTTCAATTACTGCTTCTGCAACAGCTTCTACTACTTCTTCTGAAATAGCGTCTTCTACTACAGCAGCAACTGCTTCAACTGGGGATTCTTCCATCATTTTGTCATCATGCTTTTTAGCTGCAACTTCTTCAGCGGGTGCTTCAGCTACGGTTTCTTTAATAGCTTCAATCTTACCATTCATTGTTACAATAGTAACGCCACCTTCGAGAGCGTGTTCGCCATCGGGAGCTGGGACATTACCATCAGCAGTAACAACAAAAACAGCAAGACCTTGGGCTAACTCGTCACCTTCGTAGGTTAGAGTAAGTTCACCGTCAGCGGTCATCACTTCACCAAAGGATTGGCGGGCTTCAACCAAGTTGAAGTGTTTTTTTACTAATTCTTTAATAGAACTCATAATTTAATCCTTTTTAGTTTTGTTGAACATTCTGAACCTGAACGAACCCATCACCTTATGTTTTCCGCAGAAGTTCATCTTGGTATTTGGCATATCGTTCACCATTCTTATTTATAAATATGTTAAACTTTAGTTTTGTTTAGTAATTCATCTATAAAGAAACCTTCAACGGAGAATCCCTTTACTAAACCTGTTTTAACATAGTTTTCCCAAACTCCCTTGTTTTTGACTTTCATCAAGCCATACCAAGTTCCTTTGGGATACTCCTCCCCACCTGAATAGATGAGAGATTTGTCTCTTTTCGGGTCTTCTACTAACCAACTTTCAACAACAAACACATCATTGAGTTGTAGTGCTGAGAGATGTTCTATATTAGTAGAGTCCGTATATTTGTTTTGCATATACTTGTATGCAATCTTTTTAATCGTATCGTCAGAGAAGTAAACATAATATTCATCATCATCTTCATCACTACGATAAATAAGTTTATTTGGAATCATAAACGGACCAGCAACAATTTGTTGGTCTGTAAAGTTTTGTTTAGAAAACTGCGTTCCAATTCCAAGTGGTCCTTCAATAACACCAAGTTCACTTTGTGGATTTCTTGGTGCGATAATACTTTGTAGTTCTGCGATAGAACTTACTTCTTTTGTAGAGTTCATCCAATCACCATCAGAACCAATGGTATATGCCACTGTTTTCCACTCGTGTCTACAATTGTTACCACCTCTATATAAGAAGATATTATATTCATTGATACCATTTGGGCCAAAGCCTGTATTGACACCAGCAAATGACATATTATTGATGTCTTCTTTTCTAAAGACTTTACCTTGTTGGGTATATCGTGTCATTAAGATACGACAAAAGTCACGATTCCTTGAATCAACAGGTCCTTCATACTGATAACGAATCTTTGTAGATGGTGTATCTAAAAAAGATTCACCAAAGTTTCTACCAGCTGATTTGATGTCTGATGTTTTTACATTATTAAA